TGCTGGGCATTGCCGAGCGTCTACGCGCCATCATTATTGCCGACGGCCCGAACACCACCGATGACGCCGCACAGCAGTACGCGCAAGACTTTGGCAGTGACCGGGTGTATCTGATCGACCCCTGGCCCACCGTCATCCAGCCCGATGGCAGTTACGCCGCCGAGCCCGGCTCAGCACGTGTTGCTGGCATCATTGCCAAGATCGACAACGACCTGGGCTTCTGGTGGTCGCCTTCGAACAAACCAGTGAACGGCATTGTCGGCACGTCCCGGCCTGTCGATTTCAAGTTGGGCGACACCAACTCCCGCGCCAACCTTCTGAACGAGGGGGGCATTGCCACCATCATCCGCCAGGACGGTTACCGCCTGTGGGGCAACCGATCACTGACCGATGACACCAAGTGGATGTTTCTGTCCGTTCGCCGCACCGCGGACATGATTAATGATTCAATTCAGCGCGCTCACATGTGGGCCGTGGACCGGAACATTACGAAAACCTACGTTGAGGATGTCACCGACGGCGTGAACGCATACATCGCCTCACTCGTCGGCCAAGGCGCCCTGCTCGGTGGCCGATGCTGGCCCGATTCAGACCTGAACACCCCGGCAAACATTCAGCTAGGCAAGGTGTTCTTCAACTTTGAGTTCACGCCGCCGTACCCCGCCGAGCACATCACATTCCGCTCCATGCTGGTAAACGACTACATCACAGAGGTGTTTGAATAATGGCTGCTCGCGACGTACTCAAGAACATCAACCTGTTTGTTGACGGTCGCGGTTATGCCGGCCAGCTGCAGGACTACACGCCCCCGGTGTTGACGGTTCAGACTGAGGATTTCCGCGCCGGCGGCATGGACGCCGCCGAAGCGATTGATATGGGAATGGAGCCACTGGAAACGAGCTTCAACCTGATCGCTTACGACCGCGAAATCCTGAGCCAGTTCGGTGTCGCTGAAGGCAATGAAATCCCTTTCACGGCCCGTGGTGCGCTGGAATCTGTGGATGGCACCGTTAAATCTGTCATCCACAAGATGCGCGGCAAGATCACTGTGATCGACTCTGGCACCTGGCAACCGGGCCAAATGGCACCCATGGCTGTCACTGTCCGTCTGAATTACTACAGTCTTGAGCACGACGGCCAGCTGGTGCACGAAATCGATGTGCGCAACATGATTCGCACCATTAACGGCACTGACCGGCTGGCGGAAATCCGCTCGGCCCTGGGCATTTAACGCCTCAAGCCACCACCCAACACTGGAAAGCAATACCCATGTCTGAGCAAAAAAATCCCGATTACCTGACTGAAACCAGCGACGGCTTCTTGATAGATCTGGCCACGCCCATCGACCTGGATGGAACCCAGACAAGCCGGGTCACCATGCGTGAGCCGACAGTGCAGGATCAACTGGACGTGCAGGCGATCAAGGCCAGTGAGGCTTACCGTGAAGTTACGCTAATGGCAAACCTGTGCAGCCTTGCGCCGGAACAGATCAAGGCCATGACAATGCGCAACTACCGCCGGCTGCAAGGCGCCCTTGAGGTTTTTACCGAGTAAGAGCTGAAGACTTACGAAGTGGCGTGCTGGCTCTCGCGTCCCACACCGGCTGGTCGCTGGCGGATATCACCGCATTAAGAACCAGCCAGTTATTCTGGTGGATAGACGGATTACCGAAACACGATGGCAAATAAGCGGCTTAATGCAACGATTACCATCGGCGGCGGCGTTGGCCGCACCCTGACCAAGGGGCTCACATCGACCAAGAAACGGCTCGGCGAGGTGGGTGAGTCCATCCGAACGGTTGAGCGGCGCCAAAAAACGCTTGGAAAATCCATTGGCACCTTTGGCCGAATGGGTAAGAGCGTCGACGGCCTGCGCCAAGAGTACGGCGATCTAACCGGGCAGATGGAAAGGCTGCGGCGAACTCAGGATCAACTGTTAAGGGTCGAAAGAGCCCGGGCGCGGGTATCCGGAGCCTACTCAAGCTTCACGGGCCAGGTTGGGAAATCCGTTGGCACGCTACGAAATGCCTCCTTCGCGGCGATTGGCCTAGGCACTGCGGCGGTCGGGTTAACCAGCAAAGTAGCCACAGCGGGCGATGAGGTTGCAAAAACATCTCGCTCAATAGGGTTTAACGCCCAGTCTTTCCAGGAGTACCAGTTTGCAGCTGAGCGCTCAGGCGTTGCCCAGGGCACCTTTAATCAATCGCTATCAGCTTTCGGTAAGCGCCTGGGCGAGCTAAAAACCCGGGGTAGCGGCGCCCTGGCAACCCAGCTCAAAGAAATGAACCCCGCCCTTTACGAAACGCTCAAGGCGACCGAGTCCACAGAGCAGGCTTTCGAGATCTACATACAGTCAATGCGCGAATCAACCGACGCATCAGAGCGCAACGCCATGGCTTCCGCCGCCTTTAGCCGTGCAGGCCTAAAAATGGGCCTGATTGCACAAACGTCGTCCGAGGAAATCCAACGCCTGCGCAAGCGCGCTGAAGAGCTGGGCTACGTGCTGGGCGATAAAGACCTGGCAGCGGCGGAGAAATTCACCGACGAAATGACCAACATGCAGACTGCTATGGGTGGCGTCGGGAAGCTTGTTGGTGCCGAGCTGATGCCGGTTATGTCGAAGTTCTTTAATCGCTTCACTGCTTTTGTGATCGAAAATCGCGAAAGCATTTCCGTATGGGCAAAGACAATTGCTGAAAAAACAGAAGCGGCTCTGCCTTCAATCATCAAGGCGGCTACAGGTATTGGGCAAGCGTTAATGGCCGTGGGCCGGCTTACTGGAAAGCTGGCAAGCCTCGTGGGCGGCTTCGATAATCTGGCGATCATAATGGTTGGGCTGAAATTCGCTCCTTTAATTATCAGCTCAATAAAGCTCGTAGGCGCTTTGGGATCGATGGCAACAGCTATGCCTATGGTGGCAGCGGGTATAAAGGCCATTGGTCTAGCCCTAACCGCCAATCCGATCGGCATCATAGTAATGGCAATCGCCGGCGCGGCCTTTCTGATTTACCAATACTGGGAGCCCATTAAAGGTTTTTTCTCCGGACTTTGGGATGGCGTGAAGAGCATTTTCAGCAGCGCGATAGAGGGCGTAAAAACGGTTCTTGGCTGGACGCCTCTCGGTTTGATCGTGAACAACTGGAGCGGCATCACCGACTTCATTGGCGGAATCTGGGATAACGTCATCAACATGACCAAGAAGGCTGTGGACTGGGTTAGCAGCAAACTGGAGTGGGTAGGCAAAGCCGCAGATAAGGTTGCGGGCTTTTTTGGCTTTGGTGGCGATGATGACCAGCAATCTGAAAGCGAGCAGGTCACGACCCGGTCATCTATGGGTCGCAGTCCAGGTGCCGTTATTGCCCGCGCCGAAGCGCAGCAGTCATCCACTATCGCCGACCCCTCCCGCGAGGCCGCTTCAGCACAAAGCACGACCAACAACCGAACCAGCAACCAGCGCGCCGGCGACACATTCCAAATAAGCATCAGCCAAAATGCCGGTGAAGACCCTGAAGACTTGGCACGCCGCGTTGCCCGCATTGTCCAGCAGCAGCGCCGAGAGTCAGAGTCTGGGGCCCTTTATGACCAGCCCGCAGGAGCCTGACCATGGCAGACGTAATGATGAAGCTCGGCTCATTCGCCTTCAGTGTGGATACCGCAGCATATCAAGAGCTTTCCCGAACCAGCGAATACCGCTGGGCCTCGCAAGACCGGATTGGCCAGATCCCAGCGCTTCAGGCTGTCGGTCCCGGTGCTGAAACCATTAACCTCAGCGGCGCTGTTTACCCCGCCCATCGAGCCGGTGCTGGTCAGCTTAGCGAAATGAGAAGCGAGGCGGGTCGCATGCAACCACTAATAATGGTTGATGGCCGAGGATTTGTTCATGGCCGCTGGGTTATTGAGCGAGTGGAAGAGGGCCAGTCTACGTTCACTCGCGGCGGGGCACCGCTAAAGCAAACGTTCCGATTGCAGCTGAGGAAGTACGGCGATGGCATTTAAATACACGACAAAAGCCGGTGACACCGTTGATTACATAGCGTGGCGGCATTACGGCAGGCAAGGCGGTCGCATTGTTGAACTGCTTCTAAACGCCAACCCTGGGCTGGCGGATAATGGCGCCATGCTGCCATCGGGTATCGCCGTTAACTTGCCTACCATGCCGGAACCTGAAAAGCAGAACGGGGTTCGCTTGTGGGATTAACGCCGGAATTTCGGATCACTGCGAACAGCAGCGACATTACCGCCGTAATTCGTGAGCGCTTCCGGTCGCTGACCATCAACGACAACGCGGGTATCCAATCAGATAGTCTGTCGATCACGCTGGCGGACAACGACCCGCTACTGCCAATATTAATACCCAATACTGGCGCAGAGCTGGAAGTGTGGATTGGTTACGACCAGCAAGCAGTAAAAATGGGGCTCTACATCGTTGACGAGGTCGAGCTGTCTGGCCCGCCTGGGGTCATGATGATTCGAGCCAAAGCGGCACCCCAAACAAAAAGTCCAGCCGGAAAATCTGCCGTCCAAACTCAAAAATGGCGGTCATGGGATTCAGGTTTAACGCTTGGCGAATTGGTATCAACTATCGCGCAGGAGCATGGTCTGGACCCATCCACGCCAGCCGATCTGGCCGCCCAAGTGCTACCCCACTATGACCAGGTGGGCGAATCCGACATCAACCTGCTCACCCGTGTCGTAAAAAACTACGACGCCTTTGCAAAACCTGCCAATGGAAAATTGCTGGTAGCACGCAAAGCGATGTCTGAAACCGTGTCCGGACAGCCACTACCCACCGTAACGGTAAACGCCAATGAGCTAACAGATTGGTCCCTCACTATTCAGGAGCGCGAAAGCTACCAAAGCGTCACCGCCACCTGGTACGACCAAGATGCTGCTGAAGAAAAAACCGTGACAGCTGGCGAGGGCGAACCCATCAAAGCTTTGCGCCACAGTTACAAGAGCGCAGCAGAAGCTCAGGCAGCTGCGAAATCTGAACTCAACGGAAAGGCCCGGGGTAAATCCAGCATTACTTTTTCAATGCCAGGCCGGACAGACGTGATTGCAGAAGCCCGCTTGCAGCTCACAGGCTTGCGCCCGGGAGTTAATCAGGAATGGCTAATAACAAAGGCTACTCACACTATTGATAGCAGTGGTTACCGGGTTTCGGGGTCGGCAGAAATGCCGTTGTAATATACAGCCTCTAACCCATTGATTGCGCTCATGCGTATACCATGCGCTAACTGCGCCTCAATTTCACCTATCAGCATGATTCTAAAGCGGTTCCGCAAATTAGCGAAGCACCTTGACATGGCAGAGGTCGGCAGTTCAAATCTGCCTGGTCCTACCATTATTTCAATGACTTGCACGACCTCGCAAAACCCC